CGCCAGCCGACACGCGCACCACGTCGGTGATCTGACGATCGCTTCGGATCTCTGCCGAGGTTGTGCTGCCGGTCGTCTTGGCGAGCGACTCAGCAGTGAAGCGGATCTCCTTCATGTCCGCCGAGGCGGGACAGGTGCCGTACGTGACCTCAGTCGCAAGCGCGAGCCCGACGCTATTGCTGTTTGCCATTAGATGACCTCTTCGACGGTGTAGGGCACGTCGAGCTGCTCGACATGGTAGGAGCCGGACCTACCAAGCGCAGACAGCTGCGGCACCCCGTACCTGACCTTGGAAACACTAACCGCACGGAACGACGAAGCAAGGGTGTCCGCGAGCGTGTAGGTCGCTCGGACGCCCGTGTTGATCGGCGCGTTTAGCACCAGTCGCACGATGCCCTGCTCGCGCTTCTTAGGCGAGCTTCCGCCCTTTTGCTGCGTCGTCGAACGGTCGATCACCAAGCAGTTGACCCACAGAGTGTTCGCCGCTGGAGTGAAGGGTGCGTTGTCGTAGGCCACAGGCACGTTTTCGATGTTGCAGACGGTATTGACTCGGCTGCGGATCGCGTTGTGCCAGTTCAGCAGATCAGCCGTGCCCGAGTACGACGATGCGGGAAGTGCGAAGCTGTCGATGGCCTCGAAAGGCACCACGACCTCGACCGACCACCACGCGCCATCACGCAGGATCGGCCTGTGCGAGGCGTTGAACGTGCGCACAATGCCGCTCGTCTTGTTTGTAAGCCACGTGATCAGGATGCCCGCTTTGGTCAAAGTAAAAGCGTCGCCGTTGTTGACGGGCGCAAAGAGCGTGACGACGGCCTCGCCGGCGAGCTTGTAACGATTTCCTGCGCCAAAGCTCATCTGCTCGAGCCCGCGCCAGTCGATCTCGACCTTTGCCCAGAAGCCCGAGAACGTGCCGACGGGAGGCGGAACGACAAAAGGCGCGTTCTCCCAGGCCACATAGTCGAGCGTGTCGAGCGGCTGCACGCCAAACTCGTTCTCGGCTGCGTACAGAAGCGCCGTTTCCAGCAGCGGCGCGAGACGATCGTATGCCGCGACGATCATTCCAATGCCTCGTCGATGTAGGCCAAGATGCCGTCAAAGGCAGGATTCAGGATGCCCTGCGCCGCTTGGATGCTGCCCGATGCGCCTCGACGACGCGGGCGCGGCGTGTCCGATCCACCCGTGAGGTCTGTTTCCTGCTTGCCGCGCTCGACCCTGCCATCGTCGAGCACCTCGATGTATGGCACGTTGTTGGTCAGGAAGATGTGCGGCGCGGCTTTCGCGCGCGCGAGGCTGCGCGTGCCGTCGCGCACGGTCTTTTGCCCTGCTTTGTCGCGGGCGTCAAGGACGCTATCGGTCGGCACGTCCAAGCTGACCTGCCAGTTCGCGCGCGCATGACCCGTATCGACCGGCGTGCCCTTGACGACGAGCTCGAGCGCTTTGATGCCTGTGGCACGAACGACGAGCGGGATCTCTTCCTCGGTGAAGCGCCGCGCCTCCTTGCGCAGCTGCTCGGCGAACGCGGCGGTGCGCTCGGCGCTGCCCATTAGCGACGCAGCCTCACGCGAAACGCCGCGATCTGCGATCCGCTGTAGATGCTATCCACGGCGATCGAGGTGTAGGTAACGCTTTCGATTCCCACTTCGTCACCAACCTTCGGCGTGAAGTTGATAGCCGAGGCGGCAAGCATGACCTCGAACTCACCGAGATCGAGCAGCTGGTTCGGCTCGTATGCGCTGTTTGGCCCGACCGGCGGCGAGATCGTCACCGTGCTCGCGCTAGGAGTTCGCGTAACCGTGCCAGCGATCGGGTCCACGGAATCTGTGTACGTGGTCCACTGCACAGACTTGCCAAAACGCTCGATGAGCGTCTCAGCGACAGCGCGCATCTTGGTATCAAGCGCGCCCGTCATCAGCCCCTCACGATCTCGCCAGCGCCAACGATGTACGGTTCAAGCAGCAGCGACACGGTGGCGTACGACTTCTGCGACGCCTTGCCGCCGGTGTAGCTGACCGCGTAGCTCACGGGACCGACAGTGCTTGTCTCCGAGGCGATGTTGCTTGCGTCCGTCGCCACATCCGAGAGAAGCTCGGCAGTCAGCGCCTTCACGGCGAGCTCGATCTGCGCTTCCTTGATCGGCGCGGGCACCGACTCGCTGTCCACGTCGTAGCCGTCAACGTCCATCACATCGAGCCGCGGCCAGTCGAGCGATTGCAGCTCGGTCTTGCGCACGCCTTTCCAGACGCCGCGATAGACCTGCGTGATGTACCGCTGCGCCTTGATGAGCGCCGTCTGCTTGGCGCTGGTCGTGCCCGTCCAAGCCGTGAGCCCGAGCTCCGACGTGTAGGCGTCCGCCTCAGCGATCGAGACGTAGCTCGTCGCCGTCGTCAGTCCGCTGCCATCTTCGACCACGAACGCCATGTGCTGAACCTCGACTGCTAAGGGTTGAGCCGAGCGACGGCAGCAGTCACCGCCGCTCGGCTTTCACTCACTCCGAGACTAGCTCGCGTCGCGGAGACGCGTGGCGAGGCGCGGGTTCAGGCACTTCCAGCCGTAGAGCACGTCGAGGGCGACGTGAACTTCCGAGCTGTTGCCGACGTAGTAGATGCGCGAGCGAACGGCGAGGCCCGTGACCGGATCCTGCACCGACGCAACCTGAGCACCCAGCGCCGCGGTGCCGAACAGCCCCGTGTTGCTGAAGTCGGGCAGACGCGCCATCGCAAGGCCGAACGCATCGCGGTGGTACGCGAGGTTTTCGGCGATGACCGTCGTCGTGTTGAACGAACACACCGCGCCCGTGACCGAAACCTCAAGAGCCGGAGAAATGCTGACGGTGATCGCCGCCGCACCGCCGGTCACGTCAGCGGTTACCGCGTAAGTACGACCACCAATGGTCACAATGTCGCCAGCCTTGAGAGTACCGGAGCCCGAGCCGCCGCCAGTGATCGTCACGCTGGTTGCGCCTGCGCTAGCAGTGCAGACAGGGCTGGTCAAACCGGAATACGTGCCCGCCGTGTGCGCCGAGACGTTCTGGTTGGCGAAGATGCGGCCAAAGCCGAAACGCTGACCGAGCGCGCCGGTGACCTGCGTCGCTTCACCCGTCGGACCAGCGCCCTGCCATTGGGCGAGGTTCGTCGTGTTGAGAAGCTGCTGCTCGATGGTGGGCGACACCATCACGGACAGCCGCGACGGATCGATCATCGGAGCTTGAGCCGTCATCAGGATGCGGCGAGCGTCGAGGAGGTTGTCCACGACAGCCGGAGCACCCACGGTCGAGGAAGCACCGATTTGCTTGTAGAGCGCGCAGCCGTCCTGATCGATCTTGTCCGCCAGCGCGTACGCGGCGGGCGCGATGTGGTCACGGATGATCTGATCGCCCGTGTAGGCGATCTCCTTGTCCGTGAGGCTGAACTTGACTTCCTGCCACTGGTCGAGCGCGATCTGCACGCTGCCGGTGGTCATGTCCTGCGCAGACGACGGAGCCGCTTGCGCGGTGAAGGCGGCGGGACGCTTGATGTTGATGACGTCGCCGCGACCGAAGGCACGACGCTCGGCGTCGAAGCCCATGTAGACGGTGTTGGCGAAGCCCAGCGACTTGCGCAGCTGGATCAGCGCTTCGTTGGCGTAGAACGCCGGATCGTAATAACCGAGAGTGTTCGTGGGCATGGTGCCCTCCTTGTTGCTTCTGTTGCGTTGAGTGGATGTCCCCAGCGCCTTTGGAATCACTCCTCGGTCGCTGCGCAGGTCGCATCACGCTACCTGCTTTCCGCGAGGCGACACGCCTCGTCGGTGTTCTAGTCTTGGGTGATCTGGACCTGCTGGCCAGCAGCGATCGCGCGGTCGCGCACCGCTTGGTACGCGCGCGGATCGTTCCGCGCTTGCGAGGCAGAGATCGTGAACGCGCCCGTCGAGCCGCCGCGGCCCGTCTGCGTTCCTGCGCCGCTCGCTCCCGAGCCTTGGAAGGCCGCAGCGTACGAATCTTGCGCGCGCATCTGCTCGACAAGCGACTCGA